TGTAATGCATCAAAGACAATATTCATGCATTAATAATATAACCTTTTGGTTAAAAAGTCAATTAATTTCGAACTAAAACTTTGGTAATTTTATTTTGATATACACTGTCCACTTGAACTGTGCTAGTGTGTTTGATTCTTAAGTTGCTGTACACACCATTGAAATTTACATATTTGAGTGTGTCTGAACTTGTTGCTGTAAAAGTATCTATGTCTACCCAAAATGTAGATACAGTTGGACTATTTTCTAATGTGCCTTGTATAACAATGTCACCTTCTGCACCATCCAAATAGTATGCAACAGTATGAAGTGCTGAATTACCATTTATGGCTGGTTGGGCAGGAATATTTTCGGAATAGAATATATCTGATGCTCCTTGATCCTGAGTGAATGTTGTGACCGATGTGGAATCAAGCGGTCCTGGAAACTCATCTTTTGAAACAAAAATAGTTCCTTTGGCATCAAAGTTTGTGCCTGAGTGTAAAATAGTTTTTGAATTATCGCTTGTCTTTTGTAAAAATACTGAATATGAAAGGTACTGTGATGGGATATTCAACAAGTCGTTTTCGCTAATTGTAACTGTGAAATGTCCAACTTTGCTTGGTGTAGACGTTTCAAGCACTGTGCCGTCTCTTTCAACTATTAATCTATTATTTTCATCATACAATTTAAATTTAGGTGTGTAAGTGTTCAGTATGCTGACAGGCTTTTGATCCGCATTCAGCACATTAAATTGAATCGATGTGTCTATTCCACGATATACGTTGATATTTCTTTGATACACAGTTCTATACTCCGTTACTTCGCCAGCCAGATTTGCTGTCAGGCTTACACTGTTATTTAATAAATATTTTGGCACAAGTTGCATAATCTTTAATAATTTTAATGTATTTATTGGTTTAAGAATGCTGTTAGACGACATAGAAAAGAACTTTCCATTTATATCCGTAGTAGAGTACGGAGGACAGGAGTATGTGGGGGTGATAAACAATCAAGACAATGCAATTACCAGTATGTACATATACACAGACATACATTCTAAACTAAAAGAAGCATTTCTTGAACTGGGTGGCACATGGTGGCATGAGTCCAACAGAATGATTCCAATTGGCATATTTTTGAGACAGGAAATGGAAAAATTTAAAAATGTGTTAATGATAATGAATACAAAAGATGTATCAGTCAAACTAGGTCCAGTGACTAGTCTTGCCAATTTAGCGATGAAACGCAGTAAACGTAAGTCCGTTCAATTGGTACGTAAGCCTAAATAATTAATCAAATAGTAGTTTTGATAGACGTTTATTACCTTTTTTATCAAGGTAATTTTTTACTCTCTTAACTTTCCAATCTTCATAAGGAAAAACATATGTTGGGTGATCAGTCTTGTCTTTACCCCATCTAATTTTATTCCAAACTCTTTCGTGTCCGTAATACAAAAACATTTTTGTGATTACTTCTATACCTGCTATGGCACCTGCCATGCTTACTGTTCCTGTTATTAGCCATGAAATAAGAAAGGTATCACTTGTTGCTAGGATACGCCATGATAATGTTTTTGCTAAACTTCTTCTTGCTTTACTTTTCATTTTTTAATTGCTCACAAATCAAATTCATATGAACAACTACGGCAACAGCATAAGATGTTGCGTGGGACTTTTTAAAAAAATATTTGTCATCAGATGGTTTCACCCAAACTTCTTGCATAATTTTATTCCAAGTTTCATTTAACAAATACCTTTTGCTAGGTCTGATGATTGCCAACACTGCCGCTAGTTGTTCAATGCTTTTTGGTTTTAACTTTTTTAATATTTCTGAATGACCATTTAAATGAAACACTTTGTCACTGAAGTCTTTGGCTTCTAGTAACTCCCACATTGGTTGTTTGTTCATTAATTGTTTTAGATGATCATCATCTTTAATGTCTTTGTATATGCTTACGTTCAAGCAATCTATTTTAAAATAATTTCTATCTTCAGCAGTTTCATAATCTATTGTTGCCATGTTTGTTGCTGGATCATGTGGAACCTCTGTAAAGTAAACACCTGTATTGTGTTTCTTATCTGTATCTAATTTTGCTATCCTATGTTTTAATTTGTCTAACAAAATTGTTCTATCTGCGAAGTCTATATCTACATCAGGCATCTAATTTTTTAACCCTTCTTGTGTGTCTACCTTTCAAAAATTTAGTTTCAAAAAATGCTTCTATCATATATTTTGCTGTTTCAAAATCTGTGTAGTCTGCACCAATACATAATACATTCATATCGTTGTGTTGTCTAGCCTGTTCCACATCAAATACATCAAAACATACCACTGCTCTTGCTCCTTTGAATCTGTTTGCCTGAATTGCCATACCAAAACCGCTACCACAAAACAAAATCACCCTATCATCTTTTTCTAAGAACCTGCAGGCTTTTTTGGCTATGTCGTTGTAATCAGTTCTTTTATTTTCATAGATTCCAACATCATGAAATGTAACAATATCTCCCATGCATTCATCTATTGGACAAATCCATTTGGAAACTTGATCTTTTAATTCCATGCCTCTATGGTCAGCGCCTATTGTTAAATCTATCATAACTTCAACTTACTATGACCTCCACCAACTTCACCCTGTACCCATGTGTTAAATGACAAAGTGTATCTGACATCATTTGGACTTGCATTGATTTCAACACTGTGATTTAAAAAACTAGGAAACAACATTAGATCCCATTTCTTTGGACAAACAGCCATTCTAGACTGATGATACAAATAACTTCTTTTGTTTGTGAAGTCAAATTGTTCTTTGTGATCTAGTCTAACAGTGTCAGTAAAAATATTTGTGTGATTTTTATCTTTGTGAAATACTATGTTTGAAGTGTCTTTACAATCTGTCAAAAACAACACACCAGAAATTAAACTATTGCTGTGATAATGCTCCTGTATGTATTGATTTTGTTCGTATTTGTTACACCAACTTGTTGTTAAAACAAATTTGTGCTTTTCATGTACATCTAAATATCCGTGCATAAACTCACTCACTTGCTGTAAAATCTCTGTTTTCAAAGGCAGTAAATTATCTTTGTCTAAGACATAATCGTCTTTTGAAATGTACGATACTTTGTGTGAACGTAGTTCATAATCTAGTTTTTCCTTTATAAATTTTTCACTTTCTTCGTATGGTTTAATTTGTGTTTGACACAAAGGTATACCAAACAAAGGTACAACATTATTTTCTTTTATCATAGTCTTGCCTCTTTTGTTATTTCTTTTACCATTTCAATATCTGCTGGGAGTCTTTTAAATCTTAATGCCCAGTGGTTTGGATCCATTATAGGATACACAATTTGTAGTTGTTCATTGTTAAATCTTTTCATCATTTCTTTTCCGCTTTTACAATTTAATATCAGCCAAGGACTTATCTTGCCATCTTTGATGTCCATCACTGCTCTATTCAAACTCGCATAACGAAAGTAATCACTCCAAGGTGCTTCTTTTTCATCTCCCCAGTCCATCATAGTTTTAATTGATCTCTCCATTGCTGTTTCAACCTTTTCACGTAATATTAAATCTATTGCATACTTTTGATACAATTCTTCTCTACACCAGTGATCTAATTTTACTCCGCTTGTGACAACGTAGTCAATGTATTTGCTAGGATACAACGGCTTAACATTGCTAATAAAACTTCCAAATTTAACAAATGCTGTGTAATACGGACTCTTACAAAATTCTTCATACGTTTTAGTTTTAGATGCTTTTTGACACAGTTCATAAAATCTTACAAAAGTTTGATAGCCTAATTGCACTCTGCGTTCATCTTTTTGCAAGAATCTTCTTTTTTGTTCGCACATATGTACTGCTAGTGTTTTTTCCTTTGTAAATTTTGCATTACAATATTGACAAGTGTACAATTTTTCTATCATAATTGTTTTTTAATCTGCTCTGGAGTCATTCCAAAGTCCTTTGCTAATTGTTTTATTTCTTTTGCATCATTTATAGCAACCAACAATTTTATTTCATCTGGCTTCATTGTTGGATATAATTTTTCTAAAAATTTTGTTGTTTTTGCACTGCCACTTGACTCTTTGAATTTGTATCCTATCCATTCATGATATCTAATGTTTTTCTTAGAACTTGCAGTCATACACAACAAGTACCAAAGTAATTTCTTATGTTTTGTCAAAGTGAAAAAATGCTTGTTGTAATATCTATTTGTCTTTAGAATTTGTAGTTGTTTGTCTTGTGTACTGCCTTTAATTGCACTTGCATATCTATTCAACAAATAGAAACTAACTTGCTTCTTTTCATCGTCAGATAAGTCTTCCCAAACATTTTTTGCGTTCATATCAATTGCCGCAAGTATATCTTTTAAAGGTAATTTATTAATCTTCGTAGCCATATAATTCTAATAACATTGTATACTTTTCCCATGCTTTTTGCAAGCCTTTATGTTCCAAACACATTGCAACAGCACGTTCAGTAACAAAGAACTGTCTATTTTGACATTCTTCTTCTATTGTTGCTTTGTTACTTTTGGAAATTAATACCTTTGGACCTTTACCACCGATTGGTTCTCCATAAACGGTTTCACCACCATCGGGAGACGTAAAAATCATTTGTTCTTCTTTTTTCTTTTTTGGCATTACAACAACTGCGTGTATTCAATACTTTCACACTGTCTTGAAATATCTTTAACAAAGAAAGCACAAGATGGTTGTTTTCCATTTGTTAAAGGCGTACTAATCAATTGATTATTTTTCATTTTAGGAAAGTACCATTTTACTTCATTATAAAAATTTACTACATTTACTTCTTCAAAGTCTGCTTTGAAACTGCTCAATGGATTAAAAATAAATGCTGAAAATCCTCTATCTGCTATGCTGGTTAAAGGCACAACTTCAACGGTGTTGCTGTCTTCTTTATCTCCAACTGCTATGCTCCAATCCAATGGCATTGTTATCTCTTTGCCTCCGATGTCTAGCACTATTGCTGGTGCACTGAAAGAT